TCGCGCGCTTTGGTCCATGTGCATGGCGATGACGCCGATGGAGCCGGCCATGCCGGTGCGCGTGGTATAGACTTTTTCCGCCGCGCTCGCGATGGCGTAGGCGGCGCTGAATGCATCGCCGTCGGCCATGGCCCAGATGGCCTTCTGGCTGCGCGCGGACATGATCTTGTTGCCGAGGTCGAACACGCCGTTGGCTTCGCCGCCGGGGCTGTCAACCGCCAGCAAAATCGAGCGGACATCCTGATCACTGAGCGCCGCGTCGAGCTGCGCGGCAATGCGCTCATAACTGGTGATGCCGGACATAGCGTCCATCCAGCCGCCGCGGTTCACCAGCGTGCCCATCACCGGGATGACAGCGACACCGCCGCTAGTGACGCGATAGGGTTTGCGCGCGGCGCTGTCGCTCTGATACTGCGCGGCATCGACGACGACCGGCTTTTCTCCGTTGATGTACCGAGCCAGAACCGATTCGATCACCGCGGCTTTGTCGGGAAGGATCAGCAGCGGCGTGTTGTAGAGGCGCGCGGAGAGGTGCGCGTAACGCATCTCGGCGACGGCGAGGATGTCGCCGGTGTCCACTACGAGTTTTTCCAGTGAGCTCATGCCGCTTTGCTCCCTTGCTGTTGGCCGGGCGGGGTGTCGGGCTCGTTGACGACGGGCACGCCGTTGCCGGCGGTGGCGAAAGCTGGCAGCAAACCGCGCTTTTCGAGCTCGTTGTGCTCGATCTCGCGCTGGTCGAGCACTTCCTCCCAATCGAGGCCCTGCTCGGCGCATTCGATTTCGAGCGTTGAAAGGCCCGCGTCCATGCGGATTTTCGCGGCTTGCGCTTCCTTGACGGGGTCTACCCAGCCGCGGCCCGCGAAGATCCATTTGCTGCGGAGATAGGCGTAGCGCTGGGCGTAATAATCGGGCGCGTCGACGGCGCCTGCGTTCACGGCCTCTTCCATCCACAGCTCATAGATGGGGCGCAGCCAATAGCGGATGAGCCAAGAGCGGCGACCGAGGAAGTAGCGCCAGGCTTCGAGCAGCGCGGCGCGCGCGCTGCTGTAGTTGGTCTTCGAGAAATCCTTGAGCAGCAGCTCGTAGGGGATGTTGAGGCCGACGCCGATGTGGCGATAAACGGCCTCCATGAACGCTTCGAACGCCGCGTTCGGCCGGCTGGGAGTGAAGCTGCTGAGTTTCGCGCCCACGGGAAGCGGAATGACCGCGCCGCCTTTGAGCGATGCGCGAAATTCGCCCATGTTCTTGTTCCACGTCTCGCCCGGCTTCTCGCCGAAGAGCGTGGCCGTGCTTTCAGAGTCGAGATTGCTTTCCAAAAACGCCGCGATCAGCGAATTTGAAACCGCCGCCTGCAGCTCTGTGGTGGCGTAATGCCCCGCCATCTTGAATTCGCGCATCACCGCAGTGACGATGGGCTTGCCGCGGCTCTGGCCGGTGCGGTCTTTGTCATGCAGGTGGATTAAACGGCGCCGGCCCCAGGGCGTGAATGCAGGAATGCGCTCCCACTCGTCCGGCGTCGGGAAATAGCGCCCATAGGCGGCGTAAGCGTCGCCCGGATGGCTTTTCATGATCCAGTACGCGATGGGCGCACCGTATTCGTCGGATTCAATACCGTTGCGGAGGTTTTTGCGGCTCTCCATGCCGGGAGGCGTGGAAAGGCGGTCTGCCTCGATCATCATCACGCGCGTGGACCAGCGCGCATCGGCGCGCGGCAGCCACAGCGGCAGCGCGAGGGCGTCGCCGTTGAGCATGGCGCCGCCGAGGGCCTGCTGGGTGAGGCCGAGCAGATCGAGCGTGCGGCCGGCGTCGCACTCGCCAGTTTCGGACCAGGTGGAAAACTGCGCTTCGACGCCGTTGCCCCAGTCGCGCGCCCAATCGCGAGTTTTGCCCAGCAGGCGATAGTCGGGCTTGCTGGAGAGGCGCAGGATGTTGCCGACGATGTTGTCGCGGTAGGTCTGCATCGCGCCGCTGGCGATGCCGTTGTTGCGCGCGAGATCACGCGAGCGCGGCACGATGGTGCCGAGCTCGGGCAGAAGATCGGCGTCGGCCGAGCCGAGATACGGATGCCAGCTCGCCATGGTGCGGTCGGTGAGATCGGCCGCGCTGTGCGCCGAGGCCTCGGCGCGCGGCACCACGGGCTCCAGTACGGCCGGGACGCGATAACGGGGTTTTTCGGCGGTAACGGCCATCAGAAGGTGAGGTACACCGGCGCGTGAACGGGCGCGCCGAGCTCCTTGGCGCGGATGGCGGCCTGGATCTGGCTCACGTATTCGGCGAGGGCGGCTTTGTTGACCTCGCTGTACTGCACGCGCACGTCGCCGTGCCACACGTAGACTTCGCGCTTGCCCAGCATGAGGTCATCGATGGCAGTGAGCGCGGCGCCGAGGCGCGTCCGCAGGGTGACTAGATCAAGTGTGGCCAGGGCAGCTTGCATGCTGCCCAAGATAGAGGGGAGTTTGTGAAAAGTTCATGCGAACTTTTCACTTTTTGAAGGTATGCTTGAATTTCCTAAAGCGCTGGGGTGCGGACATGAAGATTATAAATATTGACGATTTTAGAAAAAGGAACGATCAAAAAGGCGCGATAATTACATTCAGGTCAATAGGCGTTAAAGGCTCAGAAGGCGAAGACCTCTATTTCAACATCAGTGTCAACGTTGGAGATGGGGATGTTATAGGTGTCCTTAATGTTGTCAAGGAAGATGGGGGTATATGGGCAGAACACAACGGAGCGGCTTATTTCATTCCTTGGTCATGTGTGATTGTAGAGATTCCTGCCCAATGCCCTGAATCTATATCGCATAGCACTGGCGACAACAGTACGGTCTAGCTGCCTTTTCAGGTAGCCATACCGCGTCGACGATAGTTATTTCGCCACCACAGCCAGCGCATTCATAACATTCCAGGTCATCTGCTCCGCCAAACGATGCAACGATCTGATCGTCGCGAGAGATGTCTTGCGTTAATTTTTGGCTGTTATTCATTGGCGCTGCACTCGTCGCTAGAGCCGACCTTTGCCTGTCCTCGGCGCAGATAGTTATACAACGTCCGCTTCGTAATACCGTGCTTTTCGCACACCTCGGCGTGGTTTCTACCGTTCAGATCGGCCAGCACCGCGGCGCGGCGGGCGTCGTTGTCGCGCTTGGCGATGTACGCGATCTCCCCGGCGTAGCGACGGCGGGCGATATCTTCCAGCGCGGCGGCGATGTCTTTCGCCACCTGCGCCTGAATGCCAAACCGCAGCGCCGTCGCTTCCATTTCGCATCGCAGAAACCGCATGAAGTTGGGATCCTTTATGTCAGCCATGGGTCCTCCGCGAGGATGGGTTTGGGCGTGGTGGCGACGTTCTCTGGAACTGCAATCGTTTTCAGCTGGCCTGGCTTGGGCCGTGATTCCAGTATTTTTTGCTCGAGGGCATCCCAATCGGTCCTCGTTCGGCGGTGGAGGCGCAATTCCGGGTGATGGGTGGCGGCGTAGGCGTACACCCAGGTATCCAGCGGCTCGTTCCGGGCGCCGCGCTTCTTTTCAAAACGGTTGCGCGTCGGATTGTAGGTTTCGCTCACGAGCCCGGCAAACCATTCGAGCGGGAGGTCGTTGCTGAAATGCACGAGGCGCTGCTCGGGGTTTTTGTCCGCGTCGGTGCTGAGGCGGCTATACAGCAGGTGTTTGATGCCCACGGTGCCGACGTGGTGCATCATTACGCCGCGCTTGTCGTAGCGGCCGCGCCAGTCCACGTCCTGGAGTTTGCCTTTGCTGAGTACGGGCGCGTTGTTGGGCACGGCGCCGAAGACGCCCAGCACGCGGCGCAGTTTGCGGTCGCGCACAAAGGCCTTTACCGCTTCGGTTCGGTGGCCGCCGGCGTCGATGGCGAGCGCGGCGACGCGCAATGTGGCGCCGCTCTCGTGCTCGATGGGGCGCTCGAGCAGCTCGACCAGCGCGGTCCACACCGTCTCCTCGGCCGGATCACCCGGCAGCTCGATGTAATCGATGGTCCAGGCGGCAAGTCCGCGGCCCCAGCCGATGATCTGTACGGCCAAACGGTTGTCCTGCGTATCCACTCCCACTGTGATTTCCAACACGCCCATCGGCGCGGTGCGCAGGCGATACGGCTCGGCACGATCGGCGATGACGTTCTGCCGTACCGCACGCATAGCCGGGTCTTCCCAGGACTCGGCGAGGCGGTCGTTGATGAACGTCTTGAGCCTGGCGGGGTCATTCTGCGCATTGAGCCACATTTCTGCGAGATCGGCCCAGCGCGGCCCGAGGCCGAACTGGTAATAGAGGCAGTTGATGTGATAGCCCCGCGCTTTCGCGCCGGGATTTTCCGGTACCCAGCGTGCAGCGGCAATCATTGCCGTTTTGTGGTGCTCTTCGATGACGCAGCCGCTTTCGCGGCACACGTACCATGCATGGCGCGCGTCAGGCGACCATTGCAGACCGGACCATTCCAGCGGCTGTTCGTGGCCGCAGTGCGGACAGGGTACATATCGGCGTCTCTGGTCGCTGGCCTCGTATTTGGCGTCGATGCGCGACACGCCCTTTATACCGGGCGTCGAGATGTAAAGCTTCTTCGCAGTTGCGGGGAACGCCGAGGTGCGGCCATTGAGCAGCTCCACCGGATCGTCGCCCGACAGCATATTGGCCGCGAACTCGTCGAGCTCGTCGACGACCAGGGTGCGCACACTGGTGGACTTGAGGCGCGCCGGGCTGCCGGCGTGCTCCAGATAGAGCTGGCCGCCGGCGAAATCTTTGAACTCGCGCCTGTTCGAGCCGTCGCGCGAGGATGTGGTGGTGAGCGCGCGGCTCACCGCTTCCGTGGTTTCGATCATCGGCCCGAGCTTTTGCGCGATCCATTTGTTGAGCGACACTTCGGCTGGCAGCGCCACCATGATGGGGCCGGGGTCATGGTCCATGCAGTAGCCCACGACGTTGAGCGCCACCTCGGTCTTGCCGAATTGGATTGGAAACTTGAGCACCACTTCGCGCACCGGCGAGCGGGACGACATGCAATCCATCGGCTCGCGTAGCGGCGGGTTGCGCGCCGTGCGCCACTGCCCAGGTTCGGAGCTGCCCTTGCTGGAGAGTTTGCGCTCCGCATCCGCCCATTGGCTCACCGTGAGCGGTTTGCGCGGAGCAATGGCTTTGGCAATGGTCTGGCCCAGGACTTCCGAAGGGATTGCGTAAAGCTCGGCGCTCATCTTTGTGCCGAGCCCTGAGTTAACGCTGAAAATTTCGACGCCAACTCATTCAGACATTGCTCCACTATCTCCCGCAGCAACGCCACACAGCGCGCCTCATCGCTCTCGGCCGCCACCAGCGGGCCAGCCATGACCGGGAGCGATTCGATGCGCGTGCGCAGCGTGGTGGCCGCGTCGGCGACATAGGCTTGCACCTTGTCGATCTCCACGAGATTGCCGCAGGACTGCTCGTAATCGCGCTTTGCGGTAAGGGCGAGGTATTTCTCGCGCACCGCGCGAGAGGCCTGCATGCTGCCCCCGCTGTTTTCCGCAGCGGGCTGTTTGGGGCCGCCGCGACCGTCGCCATTCGCGGTCTCGGCGATAAGTTTGTCGCTCTCGGCCGTGCGCACGCGACCGTCATCCGTCATCACGAGCCGGCCCTGCTGCTTGAGCTTGGTGACGTAGGCCTTGCTCCAGCCGCGGGCTGCGGCGTATTCGGCTTGAGTCATCGCTTCCATGCGAATATCCGCCGATGTTGAGGGTGTTGAACCCATGTGTTGAAGGCGCTTTGTTCGTAAGCTATTGTTTTTTTATTTATGTTGAAGGCGTTGAATGTGAT